ACAAATTTTTGGACGGGATGAAACTTTCAACGTCAGCCGGTTGGCCTTTTACTAAGTCCAAGCGTTCATTTACGGAGAAGACACCTATTCCTGAATTGCCCGAAGCTGTAACATTTGGTTCAGATATAATGGATGAAGTCGAAAGAGCACGAGAAGTGTTGTTTGAAGGTAAACGAATATATGCTGTATGGCGCGCATGTCTTAAAGACGAGCCAACAAAACTCACAGCTACAAAAGTTCGAATTTTCCAATGCGCACCTCTTGTGCTGCAGATATTAGTCCGGCAGTACTTCTTGCCTATATCGCGTCTTATGCAATTGTTCCCTTTAGATTTTGAATGTATGGTCGGTATAAATGCTGAATCACCAGAGTGGGAACAAATGTACAAATTCATGATAAGTAAGTCAGAGGATAACATTTTTGCTGGTGACTATGGTAAATACGATTTGCGCATGCCTGCTCAGTTAGTTTTAGCTGCTTTTGATGTTTTAATACGTTTGGCCAGTTTTGCTGATTACTCTGCAGACGATCTAGACATTATGCGTGGGTTGGCTTGTGAGGTCGCTTATCCTTTGATGGCATTTAATGGTACATTAGTCCAATTGTTTGGTTCAAATCCATCCGGACAGAATATGACAGTTGTGATAAATTCCGTAGTGAATAGTCTTCTAGCTCGTTCGTGTTACTATTCAATCTATGCAGACGCTGGTCCCAGTTCTTTTAGAGAGCATGTTGCAATAGGTACTTATGGTGACGACGTTATGGGCTCTGTGCACGCAGACAAAACTGATTTTAATATTGTTTCATTTTCTGAGTTTGTGGGAACGTATGATATAGTTTTTACGATGCCAAACAAGGAAGATGATTTGATTCCGTTTATGTCTTTGCAAGATGCTGATTTTCTGAAACGGCGGAATTTTTACAACTCCGATTTGGAGCACAACATTGGCGTGCTTAGCGATTCTAGTATTTTCAAACGCTTGCACTGCACTATGGAGTCTTCTTATTTGAGTAACAGAGAATTGAGCGCTTTAGCGATAGAAACTTCGCTGCGAGACTGGTTTTACGCAGGAAGAGATGTTTTTGAACGACGCCGGCTGGAATTGACTGTAATAGCTGAGAAAGCCCAGCTAACTCATTTGTGTCCAGAACTTAAGGACACTTATGACAAACGGGTCTCTAAGTGGCGAGAAAAATACTTAGAAGACCAAACCCCAACTCCATCGGGGTGGACTAGGTCCGA